GCCAGGAACCAAAAAAATACCCCCCATATATGGGGGGTCGTTTTTTAGCAAAAAGCACGACATAGGCCAAAAACGGCTTTTTATCGTGCTTTTTCCTTTATTCGTGCTGGGGCACCTGGATTCGAACCAAGATCCACAGATCCAAAGTCTGGTGTGCTGCCATTGCACTATGCGTAGAGAAATTTGGCGTTTTTGGCTACTCACCCCCCACAGGTAGGGGTATATTTTAGACGTTTTTTCGTGAGTCTGAGGACTTTATTGAGGGATAAGCATAATCAATATCCCTACCCCGGCCATGATCAACCCCAGATTTCGCCAGGTTCTATTTTTCTTTTCGCCCACGAAGTACCCAATGAGCAACGGAATACTTAGAAAAATTAGAAGTGCACCAAGAATTGACAATTTATTTTTATCCTTTTGAATGTTAGCTATCGTTATAAGAAATACTGAGTATCAGGGGAAATTATGGGCAGGCGCAGCCCGGGGCCTTACTGCATGTGTACTTATTGGAGATGCAGCTATCTCCACAGGGTTTGGAGGTGGAGCCGCAATTTTTGCAGCAGGCGCGGGAGGTGGGGGCGGGAGGCTGGGTGTTGGCGGGTTTTTGGGTGGCAGCCGGGGGCTGGGTGTTTGCGGGCGGGGCGTAGGTCCAGGTTGGCAGGGGTGGGAGGGTGTTGGCCAGGGTGGGCCGGGGGGCAAGGGTGAAGGTTGGGATAATGGTGACAACTGGGATATTAGTGATTGTGGGTGTGTAGGTTAAAGTGGGGGCCTGGGTGATGGTGGACGTGAGGGAGGGCTCGAGGGTATAGGTCTCGGTGAGGGTGGGGGTGCAGGTGGGGGTTTCGGTTTCGGTCTCGAGGGGGGTGGGGGTTGGCGGGTCTTCGGCGAGGGCGGCGCTGGTGGGCGCTATGGTGGGCGCGGGGGTTGGGGTGGGGGTTGGAAAGACGCAGGCGACAAGCAACACGGACAGCAAAAAAATAGATATAAGATACTGGATCAATATATTTCCCTCCTTATTTAATCTGGTGTTCTATTTTTGTTCTATATGCCTATTTACAATTCGAGCCGGGGCTTTATTTACCCGGCTCGTTTTCTTTTCAGCTTGCGTATCTTCTTGTTTCTTTTCTTTTCTTCTCCATTTCATTTGGAGCGATTCTAAAAATTCCTCCTGCTCATCTTTGGAGAATTTTCCTAATAATTCATCAATGGTCGCTTCCGTCAATGTCTTCTCATTCGGTTGATCGATAAGTCCTGCCGCTTTTTTGAATACCTCAGTAGCGGGGATATCAAGCGCACGCGCCAACGCAACGATAGTATCAATCCCCGGTCCTTGTTCCCCTGTTGTGATCCTTGTTATCTGTGCAGGCGACAAACCAGATGAACGGGCAAGATCAGCTTTGCTCTTCCCCTTGCTTTTCATAATTTCAGCCAGCCATTCAATGAACGTGATTTTTCCCATTAGTAACCTTATGTTACCCGAAAACAAATTGCTATAGAGGAATTATTATTTCCTACTTGACAATTATCTTATAATGGTTATAATTACTACATAGAAATAAATAATAACTAAAAAGGAATTGCAAATGGACGAAACCTATGCAACTGGCGTAGTACTCGGAGAAACAGAACGAAAGATTATCGAAGCCAAAGCCGAAAAGTTAGGTTTAGGCGCTCGCGGTTTTTCCGCTGCCCTCCGCATCATCGTTCGGGAATGGGATCAATTGATCGCTCAAAAAAGCGACCGGTCCTATCCCCAGCCAAGTGACTGGCGTCCCGAATCACCCAATCCCCAACCATAAATCCATCATACAGCGCATCGTTCAGAGTGAAGCATAAGTGGACATCTTACTCACCGCAATCATTTCAGGACTTTTGGAAGCCATCCTACACTGGTTTCCATGGCGTGCGGCTTTGGGGCGTGAGCTAAACCGAGTCCTAGCTTACGCCATGGGCACCCTGGCGATGCTGGCACCCTTCGCCATATGGTTGGCCCTAAATACTGAGCTACGAGTCCTGGCGGCCCTCCTGGTGACTGTGGGGGCAAGTGGGGCAACGGTCATGGCAGGGTATGCAATCGATACCTACCTGGCGCACCAGAATGAGGTGGAACTGCTCAAGCTAGAAAATAAGGTGCTGCGCAATGACCAAGATGACACCGGAGCTTGAGGAAAAGCGGGCAGCACTCGAAAACGCCATGGCGCATATCGTCCGGGCATCAAAACATCTGGAATTAGTCACCTTACGGGTTGAAAACGCAAGCAAGCGAGGAATGTCCTCTGTTCTTGACCCGGCACTGATCGATCTACAGGAGGCAAGGAAACGGTTAAACAAAGCGCAAAGCGAGCTGTCGAAAATCTGGAACGAAAGTCTCTGGAAAATCTAATCAATCAAAAATCAGAAAAAGGAGTTTTCCAATGTCAGATCAGAAAGTTTTAGACGCCTGGGAACGGGCAAGCAATCCAACCGCTTTTGAAGGTAAGTTTTGGGGCCAGCTTCAGCTGGATGCCTGGCTGTGCGCACTGGTGAAGGGAACCGGTAAAGTTCCGTTTGACCCCGCTGTCCACGAACGCCCTGCCACTGCCCTGGATATGGACATCATCCCCCTGGCCGAGATGAACATCCACAGCGACAAGCTGCTGAAACGCAATCTCATCGCCGAATCGGTTGACTGGTCAAAGACCATCTGGCCATCCCTGCGCGACCTGGGCATCATCAACCTGAAGGATGCTCCGGGAAAATGGTTCGCTGTTGAACTGGTCCCCCAGATCAAAGACCCCCAGTATACGGTTTACAAGTTCGTCAAGTTGTTCGCCTCGGAAGCCGAATGCCGGGCGGATTATATGGCGACCAGCGGCAAGCAGACCCTCGACCAGGTTCTTGGACCGGTCCCAACACAGGCTGCGCCGGCCCCGGCCGCACCGACCAATGGGAACGGCGCAGAAAAAAAAGCCGCGTTTGAATTTGCCAAGAACATCGTTGGCAACGTCATGCGGGCTTCCACCGGCAAGCCGCTGGATGAAGTGATGGATGCAGTCGGGAAGAAGCTGGCCGAATACCCGATCGTCTCCAAATACTTCACCTCTCAGTCCCCGGAAGTCGTTGAGCTGATGATGGCTCAGGTCAAATAGGTGACTGCCATGACTTATGAAGAACAGTTGATCAAAGTGTATGTGCCCGATGCCCAGATGATGTCCTTCGAGGATGCCGTAAAACTGGCGCACGAACGGGATGAAAAGGCTGCTGCCGAACTTGAAGCCACTTTTCAATCACAGCTGCGCCTGAAAGAAGCCGCCCGGATTGTGAATGAATCCATGGAAATCGAGTTTACTGCCCGGGAAACGCAGATCCTCAAAGAACTTGGTTTTGAAGTGATCTAAATCACGAAACGCGGAATGCCGCACAGGCGACCGCGGGAATGGATGAAGGTGGGCGATGACACCGGTAAGTTGATCTACAGATCCAGTCGGTGTTAGCGTAAGGCGGCTTCGCAACCGCCCGCCCAAATATGGCGGCTGGAACAGCAACGGCGTACCCCCAAGCGCCGTAAGGAGAGTTCGAGGATCTCCTCGCCAATTACCTGATCTGTCGAAGAATAATGAACCTCCCAAGTTCCGATAGGATCCCGGCCGTTGGTAGAGCCAACAACAAAATGTCCGGGCGGCAGATCAGGATTTTTTATCTAAAGGAGTGATCTATGCAAATCTTCGCTCTTATCGTTCTTGTCATCATCGTATATGTGGCCCTCTGTATTTTTGCGGCATGTGCTGAACATCAGGGAAATAACCAATGAGAAAACAACTTCGAAAAATCAAAACTTGGCTGCGCTTTCACCGCCTTGTGTGGTGCGTCCAGTGCAAAAAACTTATGTTCCAAAAAGACGCCATGCATGAGTACACCACCACCGGCCTGATTGCAACGTTATGCAAGGAATGTGACAGTGCGATGTTTCACCCATTCACAGGGGATAAGAAGTGATTACTGCTGTAATGTGCGATTCCAGAGAACCGGCGTGGATGCAGCAATTGAAATTTGGTGGCGTCCCCGCGGTTGTCACAATGCTTGACGCGGGGGATGTCTGGGCGGTTACCGATGATGGTCACACCCTGATGATCGAGCGGAAAACCCCAGACGATTTTTTGAATACCCTGAGAGACGAACGTCTTTACCCCCAGCTGGCCCGACTTGCAGAAAAGCGCCAGGAACAACAGGAACGGGGAGAACAGCCCACGTACTGGCCCTACCTGGTGATCACCGATGAGTTTAAGCGCAACGGTCAAAAGGTTTATACCGGCCGGGAAACGGGTTGGTCTTGGGCATCTCTCCAGGGGGCTTTACTCAGTATTCAGGAAATGGGGGTGATGGTCGTCACATGTGCGGGTGATTCTGATTTCGAGGATTGTATTGTGCGCCTGGGACGAAGGAACAGAAGCGAAGTCTTGAACTTCCTCCCCCCACGTCAGCCCATCTTATGGGGGGCGAAAGAATCGTTTTTAGCAACCCTGCCCGGAATTGGGGCTGAGAAGTGCTTGAGAATTTCCGAATGGGCATCAGGAAATTTAGCCCATGCATTAACGGGGATTACGGATTTATCAATACCGTGCCCCGTGGAAGGAATCGGAGAGATAACCCGGAAGAAAATAAGAACATTTTTAGGATTAGGAGAAGCCCAAAATATAGAAATTTACAATGACTCCGAAAACCAGGAACAACTGGCAATATTTGAGAATAACAAACCGATTGATAAAAAGGAAATCTAAAAATGTCAGAAGAAAAGAGCTTGTATGTAATCAAGGATAAGACCATCACCCCGTCGATCTGGAACATGATTCGGGAAATGGCCCCGGTTATCCACCAAAGCCGGATGTTCGGGGTGACCTCCGTAGAGCAGGGCATGGCGATCATGCTTAAGGGCTATGAGATTGGCATTGGTTTTACCGCTTCATTTGAATTGATTCAGGTTGTTCAGGGAAAACCGGCCCTCTCCCCTCGGGGGGCTCTGGCCCTGCTGCACAGTGCGCCCGAGATCAAGACCGTGAAGATCACCCGATTGGTTGACTCTTCCGGGAAATTCGTTGGTTATGAATGCTTCATGGAACGAAACAACGGTTTTTCGTACACAGCCCGTTGGACCATGGAAGATGCAAAGCGGGCTGGATTAATCAAACCTGATTCGGGGTGGGCTTCGTACCCAGAAAACATGTGCATGTGGCGCGCCATTGGCTTTGCTGCGGATGTGGTTGCCCCCGATATCACCGCCGGCCTGACCCTGACTATGAAGGCCCCAGAAATGTTCGGCGCCGGGATTGATGACAATGGCAACCTGGTCATTGACGGTGTTTCTCCTACAGCACCATCAAAAACAGTGGTGCCAGATCCGCCGGCCGCTCCAATGATGACTCTCGATCAACTCGTGGATTTATTTGGGGTTGATGCCGTCCTGACCGCCAATGACGGCCTGATGCCGATGTCTGATTCACAGGTGAATACGGTGGCCATGAAGCTGGCGGGGGTGGCGCAATTAGCATCATAGATTATCGCCAATCCCAAAGTATCTCATCCGATGACCATTCTTTCCATGCCTTGATTATGGCGGCGATGAGAAAGGCCGATGACACCAACCTCGAAAAACTCAAATCTGTTTTCCCGGAAACTTTGGCTGAACTCAGGGCTCGCTACAATGCGCCTGGTGGGGCCCTGAACGAACAGGAATTAGCCTGGGTAATGCGGGTTATCGAAGATAACGCCATTATTGAACAGGCCGCCGAAGATTTGGAGGATGTATATGCCGCCTGAACTCGATCACCTTTCTTACTCAAGCATCAGCTCATACCTCGCCTGCGGGGCTAACTGGAAGTTTAAGTATGTTGACCACATCCCCACCCGGCCAAGTGCTGCACTGGTATTTGGCAGCGCTTTTCACAACACTTGCGAGGGTTTTATCCTCGGTGGTTACCAGGGTGACATTACCGCCATGTGGCGGGAAAACTGGCTTGCTCAACTCGAAAAAGAGAAGATCAGCGACTTTGACGGCGAATCTCCCGAAAAATTCCAGAACGACGGCATCCGGATGTTTAACAATCCAGAGGTAAAAGCCGGGATACTGAGTATCAAGGCGGCAACCCACGCAGATGGTGAACCATGGATTGAAAAGAAAGTGGAATTACGTGTGCCAGGCGTTCCGCTTCCGATCATTGGTTACCAGGACATCATGACCCCGGACGGACCTGGAGATTTCAAAACCTCTTCCCGTGCATGGTCTGTTGATCAAGCCGCTAAAGAGATGCAACCCATCTTCTACATGGCGGCTTTAAACCAAATGGGAGTAAGAGTAGACAGCTTCACCCATTATGTGTTTGTCAAAACAAAAACTCCTCAGTTTCAAAAGATCACCACCCCGCATAAGCAGAGCGAAATGTTCTGGCTTTTCAAGATGATCCAAGCTGCCTGGAAGGGAATTGAGACCGGGGTCTATCCTCTCAACCCTACCGGGTGGAAATGTGATCCTCTGTACTGTGATTTTTACAACATTTGCCGGGGAAAGTATCTCTAAGTGAAAAAATGAGGGCTGCGCATTCACAAAACGCAGAGGTAAAAAATGAATTGCCCAAAATGCGGTCATCCGATGTCTTACACCCAAGCAAACGGGGTTGCCTATTACTACTGCTACACATGCAAAACCAGTTGGAACGCCCCGGCATGGCGGGCGATTGCTTCGATCACGAGGGCAAAGTGAACGCCCAACAAACACTCTTTAATATGGGTGTGTCCAACAAATGCACAGTCACCATCCGGGGTGATGCTTACTGCTTAAAGACGCCATATGACCCGGCAGCCGTTGCGTCGATCAAGAACCTGCCCGCGTCAGACCGGAGATATGACCCTCAAGATAAGGTTTGGCTTATTTCTTTAAATCAGGGTAAGCGAATTGTCGACCTGGTGCAGCTTTATTTCGGGGAGACGGTTGTATTGCCCTCTATCGTGAAAGTCCCACCCCAGAAAGAACAACGCATTATCGAGTGTCATTATATTGGCCAGTGCAAGAACCCGGATGGTACCGAGAGCCGGGCTAATGGGTGCGATCAAAACAACAACTGGATTTACGTGTTTCCTGAACAGGTTTTAAGAACGTTTTTTGATGGCACTTCTGAGGATAACACGCCCAAACAATCTGACACACTCTACTCAGTATTAGGGGTGCAACAGGGCGTGACACAAGAAGATATCCGGGTTGGTTATCGAAGAATGGCAAAAAGTTGGCATCCTGATATCTGCAAGGAGCCTAACGCCCACCAGGTGTTCCTGCGTATTCAAGAAGCCTATGAGATTTTGAGTATGCCCGGAAAGAAAGCTCGGTATGATGCGGGGCTGGCGTTTGAGGCAACGCTTGGTAAGCAGGTTTCAAAAGAAATGTGGATTGACTCTGCAAACTACCGGAGCCCTCTCCGTTGCGGAATGATCATGTGCGACGGGATTGAGACTCTGGGTAAATTCAAGGTTTCAAAAATTATCCTGTGGCAGGACGTTTTTAATAAGTTCGGTCAGGTCCTTGTCTCTTCCTGGGTTATGGGTGGGAAAGAGCCGGTGAAGGTGTGGGCGTGACAAAAAACTCATACATCACTGCAACTGACCAATTTTGCGGAGCCGGTGGATCTTCAATTGGGGCGACTGATTCCGGGATTGAAGTTAAGTTGGCGATGAACCATTGGAAACTGGCGTGCGACACCTATGAAACGAATTATCCAAATGTTCAACCCGTATGCACTGACGTTTCAGCCACGGACCCGCGCCGGTATCCATCCACCAACATTCTGATCACTTCCCCGGAATGCACAAACCACAGCCTGGCAAAAGGTAAGCCCCGGCGCTATTACGACAAAGATCTTTTTGGCAATATCCTGATCGATCCATCCGAAGAGCGCAGCCGGGCCACGATGTGGGATGTTCCCCGATTTGCAGAATATCACGATTATGAACTGATCGTTGTTGAAAACGTGGTGGATGCTGGCAAGTGGCGGCTTTGGGAAAGTTGGATCCATGCGATGAATGCCCTGGATTACGAGCACAAAGTGGTTTATTTCAATTCCATGTTTGCCTGGCCAACGCCGCAATCCAGAGACCGGATGTATACGATTTTTTGGAAACGTGGAAATAAGGCGCCGGACTTGGATTTCCGCCCATCCGCACCTTGCCAATTTTGCGGAAAAGATGTTGGAGCAATTCAGACTTGGAAGAAGCTAGCCCACTGGGGCAGATACGATAAGCAGTATTTTTATCGCTGCCCGAAATGTCATCGGGAAGTAAAGCCATTCTATTATGCCGCTCTCAATGCGATAGATTGGACAATTCAAGCTGAGCGGATCGGTGACCGAAAGAAACCCTTGATGCCGAAAACAATGGCCCGCATCCAATACGGTCTTGACACCTACGGAAGAAAGCCACTGATCATCACGGGGCGGTATACCACCGGCATTGATTGTCGGGTTAGAAATGCGATGGAAGATGTAATTCCCACCCAACCGGGGGATTCCAGTCATGCAGTAGTTTTTCCCTGGATGGTGGAAACAGAATACACCGGCGAGCAACGAACTTCCAGCGGACTTGATCCGCTTGTTACTCAAACCTCAAGACAATCGAGCGCGCTGGTTATGCCCTGGCTTGTAAAAACAGTTCGTCAGGAGTCTGGTGACCGTGTTATCAGCAGCCTCGAACCCGGATGGACACAAACCACATGCCAGGATATGGGGATTGTATCTCCTTCCTTTATCGCAGAATTACATGGAACTTCTAAGGCTTCCGGAATGGATGATCCAATGCTCTGTGTAACGGCTGGAGGTAATCATCACGCCCTTCTCTCTGTAAATGCGCTCTTGACTTATTACTATGGCACTCAGCAGGCCAGCGGTATGGGTGATCCAGTTCATACGGTTACCGGAATAGATCGAGCTGGCCTGGTGGGGTCGCTTGAAAACTTAAGTGTCAACGATCTTACATTCCGGATGCTGAAATCTCACGAGGTGGGAAGGGTTATGGCTTTCCCTGGAAAATACGTTGTTCTTGGAACCGAACGGGATAAGGTCAAACAGTATGGGAATGCAGTAACCCCGCCGGTGATGGAAATGCTCTTGAAACGGTGCAAGGCAACTTTAGAGTAATTCACGAAAAAGATTGTGGAGGAAAAGTCATGAACAACCAAATCATTGCAGGAAGTCTGGGATCTATTGCCAAACAGTCAGGCAAGAGCCTGGCAGAATCGTTTATGTCCTGTGACATTATTATCATCATCGATGATTCCGGGTCCATGTCGAGCAATGACTCCCGTGGTGGGAAATCCCGGAAAGAAATTGCAATGCAGGAACTGACCGGGCTGCAAAACTCTCTCCCTGGAAAAGTGGCAGTAATTGCATTTGCAGGTGAAGTTCAGTTCTGTCCATCGGGCATACCTTCCGCTTCTGGATCATCCACCGACATGGCCAAAGCACTTAAGTTCGTCAAGATAGCCGATGAAATTCCAGGGATGAAGTTTTTCCTGATTTCTGACGGCCAGCCGGACGATGAACAGGCAACCATGAAAGTGGCCAAAACATTCAAAAACAAGATATTTTGTATTTACGTCGGACCTGAAGACTCCCCCACAGGCAGGGATTTTCTCGAACGCCTGGCAAAAGCCACCGGTGGCCAGACTGTCACCGCGGACCGGGCCAAGGAATTGACAAGCAAAATCGAAATGCTGCTGCTTAAATAATGATTTCCACACTGCTGCAAGCATTGACCAATTTGGGCGCTCTGCCGGCAGACGCCAATGTTCTGGAAGCATATTATGCCAACCAGGACATTGGCGATTTTTTGAATGGTCTGGAGGAAGTAAGCCGGGCACTGGTATTTAAACAGCTAAATACTCTTGTTCCTGTATGTGAGCCCTGGAAAACAGTTTATTCATACATGATTGCCACTGGCAGTCCCGATCAGGGCCTGCTTGACGGCATGGCCGCCCTCGATCCCGCGGTGCAGATTGCAGTGACCGGAATCATCAACAACCGCATGCGGGATCTTCAGCAATACCAGAATCAGATTTCAGCGCCGGGAAGCAAGCGTAAAAAGACCGCTGAATACATAAAGTTGCTCGGGCACCTGGGCTATAAGTTCCGTTATAACGAGGCCCGGCAAACAACTGAGATCAATGGCATCCCCATGACCGATGAAACAATGATGACCATCCGCACCCAGGTGCGCGATGCGGGGGTGATGGAAACAAATATTGTTGAGGATGCTTACCAGGCCGATGCATGGGCAAATCGATATCACCCGATCAAAGACTACTTGCAGGACCTGTCCTGGGATGGACAAGACACAATCTCAAAAGTAGCTGCCTGCTTTCAGGATGAGCGGGGGGTGTTCTCATCCTTCTTCAAGCGCTGGTTGATCGGCGCCGTCGCTCGGGTCTTCCAGGGAAGCCAGAACCGGGTTTTGGTGCTTGAAGGACCCCAGGGCCTGGGAAAGAGTGAATTCGTGCGCTGGCTCTGTTCAGGTGCCGGCCGGGAGCATTATTACGAGGGACCAATCAAACCGGATGATAAGGATACCTGGCTTCGCCTGATCAGCACCTGGATTTGGGAAGTGAACGAATTCGGGTCCACGACCAGAAAAGCAGACAGAGAACAATTAAAGCAGTTTATTACCACAGAAGTTATCAAGGTCAGAAAAGCTTATGCTCGGGCTGATACGGTTGGCCGGGCCATGAGCAGCTTTATCGGGACTGCCAACAATGAAATGGGCCTGCTGAATGATCCCACTGGCAGCCGGCGGTTTATGGTGATCCACGTTACCGGGATTGACTGGCAGAGTTATGCATTTGGGAAAATCGATGTTGACCAGGTGTGGGCGCAGGCCTATGTTTTGTACCTGGCTGATGAACCATGGGATTTACAGCCGGACGAAAAGAAAATTGCCGATGAAATCAACGAAAGCTACCGGGTGGTTGACCTGGTAGAAGAAGCCATCCAGCGGTTTTTTGAAATTGATTTAAGCCAAACTACCTGGAAGCTGGCAACCATTGACATTATGGAGACACTGAAGGATCCATTCCGCGGCAACATGAAGCCGGGCACCGAGCTGGACGGGCGGCGACTGGCGGCAGCATTAACCAAGTTGGGACTGGAACGGCCCAAAGTATTCAGGATTGGTAACACCACCATGCGTGGTTATTCTGGGATCAAATTTAGGACACCATAAGGATTTCTGTATGGAAAACAAAATGATAGAAAAAACAATTGGCGAATGGTTTGAAATAAATCCTGATAATACAGCGTGGAAGATGACCTATCAAGAAATCGTAAATGTTTTGAATAATCCCAAAAAGGGGAATTTGGGACCAGAAATAGATATGGGACCTCACCACATCAAATTTGTTTTATCAAAATTTGGTTTGGCTGCGCCCGTTGTATTGCGGAAAGGAAACATTGTCCTGCGTGGCTATCGGGGCATCCGGGAGAAAGCCTGAAAATGTTACGCGTTACACCAAGTTACAGCAAATTCCTTTAAATACCCCCCCCATCATATCAAGTAAGGGGGTAGTTAATGTACTTTTATCTGTAACAGTGTAACAAATTTATATGAAATCCATATATGGTGGTTTTAGAGCAAAAAAACAGAAAAAACCACCATATATGGGGGTAAAAATGTTACGGCAAATGTTACGGATAGCAAATTTATGTGTAACATTTTCGAGTTTATCCGTAACATTTCAGAATTTCAAAGGATTTCGACCATGAACCAGGCAAACATGCAGGCAATTTCTTTCTTGAAAAACGGAATAGCGGTTTTTCCAATTCGCAATCGGGATAAGAGGCCTGAATTTACGATGCTTCCAATTGATCCCGTTGACAATAAACCAACCTGGGAACCGTATAAAACTCAACTGCCTACGATCAATCAGGTGAATGACTGGTTCTCCAACGGCTTAGAAAACTATGCAGTCGTTAGTGGGTGGCAGAACCTGGTTATTTTGGACTTTGATGATGCTCAGGAATATACCCGGTGGACGATGTGGACACGAAGCCAACAAATCGCAAGCTTCGTTTTTGATCACGCACTTAAGGTGCGCACTTCCCGAGGCGTGCATGTGTATATCAGAACTGCAACCAAGGAGCGAGCACGAAAGATTGGGAAAATTGATATCAAAGCTGCGGGCGGATATGTTCTTGGCCCGGGCAGTATTCACCCCCATGGAGAGACTTATACATCGATCAATCCAAAATTTATATTCCCACTTGTTGATAGCTTATCTGATGTTTTGCCGGCGAATCTGCTAATCCAGGATCCAACAGTACAAACTGTAAAGCAGCAGCCAGTTCAGAACCTTGATCCATGGGCAAGAGCCAGTGCCCCCCAAATACTGAGTACACCGGGGGCAGATTTGATTCAGAAAATCCGGGGGAAATATAAGATAGAAGATTTTCTTCCCCAAACCACCCAAACGGGCACTCACTGGCTTATGACCTGCTGTCCATTTCACCAGGACGCACATCCCAGCTTCTGGATTGACACTGCCCGGCAAATATGTGGCTGTCACGCAGGGTGCACGCCAAAACCGTTGGACGTGATTAATCTAATTGCCCGTTTGCACAGTATCTCCAACCATGAAGCGATCATTTACCTGGCACAGAATATTTAATATAAAAAAACAGCACATGAAACAATTGTCGCCCAGAGAATACCAGGTCATCGAACTGCTTGTATGTGGATACAGTCGGAAGGAGGTAGCCGCCCATCTTTGTATTTCGGTACGTACAGTTGATAGCTATTTTTTTCGCATAAGGGAAAAAACTGGCCAAAAAACAATACTGAGTGCAATTGTTTTTATTATTCGTTACGGACAGTTGAATTCTGCATAAAGGAGAGTGAATGATGAGTGAAGAACTGAAGCCATGCCCGTTTTGCGGGGGAGAAGCAGTTTACTGATCGGTAGACGGATTAGCCTCCGTTGGTGGAGTAAAGACTTATTGGGCCGTTTGCGCCGATGATAACTGCATGCCGATGCCAACCTGCGTTTCCGTTGACACGTGGCAGCGCCGCCCGATGATTGACGCCCTGCGCGCTGAACTGGCACAGGCCCGGCAGATAGCGGCAGATCAGGAAGCGGAGATTACCCGTATGCGGGCGGAGATTTGCGGATTGAAGTTAACTAACCGGGACGTTTATGTAGCCCTGGAAGAGTGTAAGAAGAAAATTTCAGATAATAAAAATTCTATCGCCGTGAAAGACGTGAGGATTTCTGAGTTAACCAAAAGTCGGGATGGCTGGAAAGACGAATGGCAGATGTATACCGACGCCTGGATAAGGGAACTGGGCGGATCTGTAATGACAAAGACCCACCTGATTGATGGGCTTGTGCTTACTACCCGCAACTTACTTGCGGATTACAAGAAGGCCCGGCAGCGCATCGCAGAACTGGAGGCGGCGCTCGGATCACTTTTACACGCAACTGCATTTTATATGCGACACGAAGACGATGAAGATGGCAAGGGGATGGATGCGCTGAGCAAGCTTTCGATTGCCATGCAGGGCGTTACCAGCCTTGTGTTTTCGTCAGAACCGCCCACGGAGGCCGACAATGAATAATAAAATGGAGCATTATTTTGAATCGCAGATGCCACTGACAGCCGATCAGGAACTGGGATTTTTGCGGATGCGCCTGGAAGGGATGGCGGTAATGATCCGGGAGAAGGACAAGACGATCCGGGCTCTGGTCGCCAAACAGAATGCGATGATGCCGGTGATATTGCTGGCCTACAAATACCGGGAATCTGTGCCCGGCATGACTGAGGCCTTGACCGCTATTTACCAGGCTGCCGTTAGTGGACACATTCCATGAGTGAGTTAAATCCATCTGACCTGGCAAAACAAGTGAAAAAAATTTTGGAGACCAAATGAATGCATACACAATTCACCTGGAGAGAATCATGAAGCGGGCTGTTGGGTCAGGCCTGACTGTGGCCGGGATTATTCTGATTTCCGGCGTCCTCTTTGGCTGGGCATATGCACTAATGCTTGGCTTGATTATTATTTTTCTGGTAACGATTACTGGAGGTAGAAAGTGAAAAAGAGTATTGGTTCAATTCTGGTAACAGCATTAGGATTATTGCTCCTGGTTTATTCGGGTGCCAGGTCCATGGATTTCATCGCCCTGACCCTTCCCCCGGGTCAACAGATCCTGGCAGTCTTTGGTTTGTTCGCTTTAGATGGTGGGATTATTTTTTGGTTGCTGAATTTCCTGGGAGGTGCCCGGGGCCAGCAACGGGCAATTGCCCTGATCATGATTGTGATTGATTTTATCGGGGCAGTCACAATGTTCACATTGGATACGCTTTACAACACCGGGCAGGCCGGGCTGGTTGAAACGATGAAGCCGGGTGATATTCAAGCAGCCGTGATTGGCCTATCTGTAATTATTGCTTTGAACGTGGGTGGAACCATTCTGCATCACCTTTTGGATCCTGACAATTTGCACAACATGGCCGAAGAAGATGCAAAGGATTTGATTGAAGCATTGACAGTTAAAGAGATCATAGCCAATGCGCACCAGCTGGCCAGTGAGATTGCCCCCGAGCGAGGCGCAGCATGGAAGAAGGAACAACTGGCAAACTATCGCCAACTGGCCAGCGGTCGTACCAAAAAACAGGCAACGTTACCAGAAACAACAATGGTAATTAACGCAGCAGAAACCGTGTTACCAGAAAAACAAACATCCTTACCAGAAAAATCAGCATTGTTAGAAAACCCTACCAAACCGGCGTCAACCAGGCGCCGGGTCAAGAAGACACTCTGACACCTGCAGTACCATCAAAAGCGGCGATGCTGGAGATGCTGGATCCCGCCCCGGCACAAATAGCGATGGTGGCCAGCCACTCAATACTGAGTATTTCTGTTACCAGAAACATTGATGAAATTCTGGTAACGTCAGGTTGGCGCATAGAAATTACCAGAAAGCAAGGAGCGTACTATTATGCTTGGAGAAGAGGAAGCAAAGATAAAAGAATCAGTCGCCGTGGCGGCAAGATCGAAGAAAACACCCTCTCCCCGGAACGTTGGGCCGCTTACCAGAAACGCAGTGATGCCAGAAGAACTGCTCGACATCCTGGCTGATCATTTGCGGGCGATGTCACGAGCAGGCATTGAAGTGCAAGTGACAGCACCCTTTGTTCGTGATGAAAAACAGTGCATCGGCTTTATTCTGGTAAATGTGGAAGTGATTGCAGGCAAGATTCGCACGTTACCAGAAAATCGGAAATCTTCAGATAATACGGACAAGTAATTTTTATCACAACCCCGTATGATGAGCGTGACGTAATCCACGCTCATTTTTATTTAAAGAGGACCCCATGAAAACAAAGACTTTCTTTTCTCTTTTGATTATTCTGCTTCTGCTGACCGTGATCACCACGCCAGCCTTGGCGATGTCTGCCGGCGCCAGCTCGAAAGCAGACACTCCCCAGATTCCTGAAGCCGTCCTGCTTTTGATTCCGATTATTGTTGGGTCGATTGGAATCCCGCTGATTAACTTCCTGAAAACGCAGCTGAAATGGACCAACCCAGAAGATAAGCTAAAAAATGTGTGGCTATCATTTGGCGTTTCTGTAGTCCTGGCTGTTTTGGCATTATTGATTACCAATTCCTTGATACCACTAACCGGGCCTGAAACCCTTGTGACATGGATCTCCCTGACATTTACGGTCGCAACCCTCATGTACAAATCCATGCAGCCTGTTCCAGCAACTGGGTAATCCAGTGGCCGACCTGATGTATTTAATGGTTTCGATTTTGGCTTTTGGGGCCATGTTGGTAAATGCCCGATATGTTTACCGGCATCGCCTGCATGAGCGGGGGCGAATCCGTCTGATCCAAACATTTGCCTGTGGCTTCGTTGGCCTCGTTATGGTCCTGGATGCTGGGCACATCATCGACATGTCGGATATTTCCGGATGGTTGTTTTTGCTGGGGGTGGTTATGGTGCTTTCGGCCAGCCTGGCAGAGGGGATAGTGGATTTGTAAATGGACCCTACACTCGTTGCCATCAAGGACCTCATCGTTGCTATCGGCGGGTTGGGCGGGTTGACCACCGTGATTGTCGCTTTATTTGAACGCAACAAAAAAAGGGCAGAGGCGAAGGCGCTCGAAGCTGATTATGCTGATCAGATCTCCCAGACTGCCATGAAACTGGTAGATCCGCTGCGGGCTGAAGTGGGCAGGCTGAATGTGCGGGTTGGGAATTTGGAGAGATCGAATAATCGATATGCCCAGCGCGTGGTTTATTTGATGAGCGGCATTGATCAACTTATCAGGCAAATCAAACGGCACAATGATGCTCCGGTCTGGACGCCAAACGACTGGAACCCAGAAGAAGAAAAAGAATGAAACCACTTACTGGCCGCGAGAAGCGTTTTGTCCAGTTGTACATTACGACCTGGAATGCAAGCGCGGCAGCGGCAGGAGTTGGTTTTAAAAACCCAGGACAATCTGGCCATCAATTGATGCAGCGGCCCCAGGTGCAAGCTGCCATCCTCGAAGCGATGCAGCGTGATGGCATGCCCCCGGAAGAGGTGATTGACCGCCTCTCTCAACAGGCCCGGTTGAATGGCGCGGATTTTATGTTGTTTGAAAGCAAGCCCGTCCGTGACGACAACGGAAAAATAAAAACTGATAGCCTGGGTGAAATTATCACTCACCGTGTATTTGTGGGCATCAATTGGGAGATGGTTGAGAAATACGGATACCTGGTGAAAGGTATCAAATACACCCGGCAGGGTATCCCGTATTTGGAATTCCATGATCCACAGAGAGCGATTGAGTTAATAGGAAAAGCCCATGGTCTGTTTGTAGATCGTACAGACTTGAATGTAAAAGTTGAAAGTCTCACCGTAAAAGTTATCAAGGGCGTCACCCTGGACGAACTGTGAATTATCAAATCATCGAAGCCACCCCAGAAAGTAAAGTTGGCGTCACTCTTCGTGGCGCTGTTGCTGAATTCTGGCGCTGCAAAGATCACGAATTAATTCTGTGTGGGGCGGCTGAAACCGGAAAGACTTTTGGTGGATTGCACAAGTTGGATGCTCTACTCTGGAAATATCCAGGAAGCCAGGCGGCGATTATTCGCAAGTTCGCCGTTACGATGCCCGGCACAGTCTGCCAAACTTTTGAGAAAGTAGCCAACATGACCGCCGTCAAAACTTTGGGAGGCACCCGGCCGGAACGGTATGTTTATCCTAACGGCTCCCAGGTCTGGCTGGGGGGGATGGACAACCCATCTAAGGTTTTGGGTGGCGAGCGGGATTTTATCTACACAAACCAGACCGAAGAATTTTCCCTGGATGATTGGGAAACCCTTCTCACTCGTGCCACTGGCCGGGCGGCCCATTCCCCGTATGCTCAAATCATGGGCGATTGCAACCCGGCAGGCTCAAGACACTGGATTAGAGCAAGAGCATCTCTGACCAGATTGCAAAGCGTCCACACGGATAACCCCACGCTCTACGATGATGCTGGCCAGTTGACTGCGCGGGGCCGGGTCACAATGGAAACTCTCAACGCCCTTTCAGGGGTGCGGAGAAAGCGCCTGCTTGAGGGAGAATGGGCCACCGCTGAAGGCGCCGTTTATGATACCTTCTCGCAGCAGGTCCACGTCAAAGTTCGCCCTGATACTGAGTTCAAATCCTGGTACCTTGCGATGGATGAGGGTTACACTAATCCTGCGGTTATTTTGCTGGTCGGGATTGACGGCGACGGGAGGCAACACATCTCCAGGGAGTTTTATCAACGGGGAAAGTTACAATCGGATGTAGTTTCCGTTGCGGCATTATGGTGCAAAGAAAAAGGTGTGTTGCTTATCGCCGTGGATGCTGCTGCCGCCGGATTAGTTGCCGACCTGGTAAACTCTGGATTACCCGCATCCGCTTACAAGGGCCGGGTTTTGGACGGGATTGTATTGGTGCAAGACCTGTTAAAAGTCCCGGAAGATGGAAAACCAAGAATGACAGTCGATCCATCTTGTGTGAATGTCATCAATGAATTTGAGTCCTACGTCTGGAAGCCAAACAAGGACGAGCCAGTAAAAGAGAACGACCACGCGATGGACGCTTACCGCTATCTTCAGCAGGCAGTCAACCCATCTAATTGGACGATTGCAGGGAATAAATATTAATGACAAAAAAACTTTTCCTTTACGATGGAATGAAAGAGGTCGAGCTGTGGTCGGGTGATAAAGGATGGGACGTTATCAGCGGTCCGTCTTCTGTTCCCGGTAGAGCGATGTCCCTGCAAGATTATTTTATATCTGTGCCCTGGTTATATCGGGCGGTAAAAGATCGGGCAACCACCCTAAAAAAAGTTTCGTTTGCAATCGTAAATGATTCTGGGGCGGAGTTGGACGCCAGCGGCACATGGAAAAACGAACTTGGCATTTTCCCGTACCCAAGAAGGATGCTTCATCAGATCGAAGAATCACTTGTGATGACAGGCAGAGCGTATTTGTTTCTTGAAACCAATGATTACGGGTATGTGAAATCGGTAAAATATTGTTTGCCTACCTCCATAAAAGAAGTTTATGATGACAACGGCGACCTGCTCCATTACGAGCGGGCGATGAAACGTGAACGGAAGGTGGTTGCAAAAGAAAACATCGTTGCAATCTACGATCCCGATTACACGGTCGAGCAGGGGCCGGGAAATAGCAGCGCGGCAAAGGCGGCTATGCTTGCGGCGGGCGTTTTGTTTAATACCGACATGTTCATCGCTCAATATTTTTTACGTGGCGCGATTAAGGCAACCATCCTAAGCGTAGATACCGCCGATCAGAAGGAGGCGGCCCGGTTACAGGCATGGTGGGAGGATGTGGTCGCCGGCATAAAAAACGCATGGACGGCTCTGGTTATCCGGGCTAAATCTGCTATCCCCACAATCATCGGGCATGGTTTGGAAGGGCTGGAAAACGACAGCTTGACAAAGTCAAAACGCCAGGATATTTCTACCGCCATTGGCGTTCCGGAAAGTAGGCTGTGGGCATCCTCCGCAAACTACGCGACCGCTGAAGTGGAAGCCAGGTCTTATTTTAACGATGTGATCGTGCCAGAATGCTGGAACATCGAAGAGGCGTTGAATGCGCAGTTGTTTACCGTAGAGCATCATATGGAGGGCTACCGATGGGAGTTCCGACCCGAGACAGGCGCAGGTTACAGCAAGGATCAGCAGGCGCAATCCACTGCATACGTGGGGTATGTTGGATCTGGAATGTTACCCTCAGTAGCGGCGCAACTGGTAGGGCTGGAATTGCCCGGGGAAATGGAGTATGAGGATTTAGACCCGGAAGAAGAAGACGCCCCTCTCCCCAAAGTAGAGCCTGTTCAGCAGCCGCTCTTGCCCCCCCCACCTACAGAGGCAGTGCCCCTTGATGATGATATGAGCGGAGATATGCTGAAATGGCAGAGGAAAGCAGTCAAGTGGTTAGAGCGGGGTAAAGCCCTGGCTGATATGCCTTTTGAAAGTGACTGCATCCCCAACCAGGTCGAGGATCAAATTCGGGAAGGTCTCTCCGCCTGCACCAATACTGAGAAAATCAAGGCAGTGTTTGACCAGGTGAAGGAAGAGGAACCCACGCCGATTGATTCCATGTATCTTTTGGCCCTGGAGTTGCGCCGGGCGAATGACCTGGTGGAGGCGACCGCGTGACTGACCATAATCAGGCTCGAGAAAATTTGATCAAAGCCGTAAAAGCGGCCGGCCTATATTTTGCTCAGTATGCAGAAAAGGCTGCTTACACTTCTGCCCGTTATGAAAATGAAATCCGGGCTGCCGCGGCCGCTTACTGGAAAGAGGGCGTAAAAGGGTCTTTTGTTTCCAGGATGAAAGTCGTCATCAAGTTTGGCCTGAAAGACGCCTTTGATTTGGGCGCTTCTGATTTTGGCGTTACACCCGATGAATATTCCAAAGAGGAGATCGTCGCCCGGGATGCAATCATCACCGAAGAGCAGTTGCACATTCCCGACCTGCTGAAGTTTATCGACGGTCTTGCCAATGATAAAACCAGAAAACTTACCGATGCGGATTATCGTCTGGATTTATGGATCGCTCGTTTTGCCGACATGCAGAACCGAGCAAAGCTGATCCTCGGTAAAGACACCAAGTTTGAATGGGTCTATGGCGATACTGAGCATTGTGACACCTGCCAAATGCTGAATGGTTTTGTCAAGCGGGCCAGCTTCTGGAATAAATACGGGGTGCATCCAGGGCAACCACCCAATCCAAAACTTCAGTGTGGCGGCTGGCGATGTCAATGCCAGTTGAACCCTACCGAGAAAAATCTATCCAGGGGAAAGTTCCCGAGGTTGACACCATGACAATCAAAGTTAGGGTAAGGGGTATCGAAGAGCTAAAGGCGTTCTTTGCTGAACTCCCATCAGCCGTTCGCCGAGTTGCCGTGCAAGAGGCGGCCAAATATTTGATTGGTGACCAAAGTCACGGGCTCAAGCACCTGGTAGCCTATAAGTATGTGACAAGGAAATCTGCTTATGGCGTATCCTTCTTTTCAGAAAAACAGCGGCGGTATGTGATGGCCCGGATCCGAGAAAAATCGATCACCCCGGGCACTGCAAACCGGACCGGGGCAACCTCCGCAGGCTGGGGTTATAAATCCACCGGTGGTGGATATGGAGCCATCCTGTACAATGACACAAAGGGCGCAGAGTTTACCCAGGGCGACACTACCCAGGCTCGGCAACCTGCGAAAGTCGGTCACCGAAAGGTGAGCGATGTTATCTCAACCAACATCAACGGCGCAATTCAGCGGGCAAATCAGGCAGTCCAAAGGTGGATAAATTCTCACCGGTAGTTCTTGCTAAATACTGAGTATCGCTGTATACTGAATCCAATCGAATAGCTCAATTGTCAGGAATATGTCCCATAGGCTCCCCGTAAAGGAGCGGGTAAAAAGGGCGAGAGAGCGAGACGCATAAAACAGGCCGGTAGGCGCGCGTACAGTTCCCAAAGATTGGGAGTTGTGCGCTTTTTTTATTTCTGGAGGTGACAATGGGTGATGAAATCAAAGCTGGTGCAAGAAATAGCTCGGCGGATATTGCGAAACTTCAGCAGATCCAATCTATTATTTCGGATCTTTTGGGAGAAGGCCAAGCCGAGGTAGACGATGATCTTTCCGAAGGTGAACCTGCGGAGAAGTCCACCGGCGGCACAATGGTTCAGATTGGCGAAAGCTTCAAGGCGATCGAAACTGTTGATGGATTTACAAAAGTACGTGCCGCTCTCGTTCGCTTCACCCCCAAAGGTGATTATGATCTGACCGGTGATCGGTTCGCTGCAACCACGGATTTTGATTTTGAGTTCCCCGGAAAATCCACTACCTATTTCAATCACGGGATGAACAAGGTGATGAAAAAGCGCCGTCTCACCTCTGTCGTGCTGAGTAAAGACGATGTCGCCGTTTGGATGGATGGCTTGCTGGATGAGCGAGACCAGTACGAAGCCGGGCTTGCTGAACTTGCTCGGGCTGGCAAATTGGGCGCATCCTCTGGCGTTCCCGCCCACCTGGTTGAAAGAGAAAACGAGGGGAAGGGCGATCTAATCACCTACTGGCCTTTGGGAAAAGATGCTTCTTACACCCATACCCCGGCGGAAAGTAGGAATGTCGTCCTCACGCTAAAAAGTTTATTTACTGTACAACCCGTACAGAATCAATCCAAATCTATCGAGGTAACTATGACCGAAGAAGAATTGAAAGCACAGAACGATCTCGTGATCAAGACCGCCACCGATGCGGCCACCAAAGCGATCGACGAGTTTAAGAAGAGCTTACCGGCCAGCGTAAAAGCCGGGGCTGCTGAACCTGCTCAGGCCCGCAACCCAAACGAAAAACCGTACAAGTCCATTGGTGAACAACTCCTGGATATCAAGGCTGCTCAGCAGGGCCGGGGTTGGTCAAAGCGCCTGGAAGCCGTCCGGGATGAATTCAAAGCCGTATCCGGCATGAACGAATTCGTTTCATCGGAAGGCGGATTTGCCCTTCAGTCAGATTTCAGCACAGCTTTGCTTGATAAAGTTTATGCTCCTCCCGGAGTTGGAACTCTACTTGCTGATGTCACCCGCCAGCCTGTAAGCGGATCCGGTTTCCGGGCCGTGGTTGTTGACGAAACCTCACGGGCCAGTTCCCGCCGGGGTGGTTTTATTGGTTACTGGTTGGGCGAAGGCGTTGCCCCCAGCATCACCAAAGGCGCTCTTCGCCGGGTTGGAACCGACCTGGAAAAAGTCGGGGCCATGACCGTACTGACCGACGAGTTAATTTCTGATGTACCCGCCCTGTCATCCTGGGTGATGCGAGAAGGCCCTGCAGAACTGCGCTTCCAGGTGGAAGACAAAGTTTTCAACGGGACTGGCGCTGGTGTCCCTTTGGGCATCTTGAATGCGAATGCTCTTGTCACCGTTGCGAAAGAAGCCGGGCAGGCTGCCGGAACCATCGTAACTGAAAACGTGGTCAAAATGTGGTCGCGGATGCCAATGTACCTGATGGCTGGAGCCAAGTGGTACATCAATCAAGAAATCTTACCCCAGTTGCTGACCCTGAGCATTGCGGTGGGCGTGGGTGGTGTTCCTGTGTACCTTCCCCCAACCGGGCTGTCTGGCGCACCTTTCGGCTCTCTGTTTGGTCGCCCCGTGCAACCCAATGAATACTGCGCCCCTCTGTCGTCTGTGGGCGACATTGTTCTTGCCAATATGGGCGAGTATTTCGTGATCGACAACGGCGGCATTAAAAGCGCCTCAAGCATCCACGTCTACTTCAGCACAGATGAAACCGTTCTGCGCTTCATTTATCGGGTCAACGGCTTCCCGTTCTGGAATGCCCCGATGACCCCCTACAAGGGAAGTGCGACCCTCTCCCCGTTTATCGCCCTGGCCGCTCGCTAAACCAGGATAAGGAAAAGACAAAATGATTTGTTTACCTCAGTCTTTCAAAATTGTGCAACTCATGGAGCCGGCGACCGATGCCGCCGGTCGTACCGGGAACTGGGTATCCCTTAAAAACGCCAGACGGGTCACCGTTGTTTTCCACGTCAAACAAGGGAATGCGGCAACCATCGCCGTTTCGATCAACCAGGCTACCGCCATTGCTGGGACCGGTTCAAAAGTCCTAACCAATGCAGTTCCCATCTGGCGAAACCTGGATTGCTCCGTGAACGATACCCTGGTTCGCGATACCGACGCCAAGAATTACACCACGGATGCCGCTACCAAAAACAAGCAGATCATCTTCCAGATCGACCCGAATGCTTGCATGGACATTGCGAATGGTTTTGATTGCATTACCATCATCACCGGCGCATCGAATGCGGCAAACCTGACCGAAGCTCAGGTATTCCTGGAGATGGAATATGAGCAGGCAACCCCGCCTTCCGCTGTGGTTGACTAAACCCACGGCGAACTAATTAATGACCGAATGGGAGGGTTAGAGATAGCCCTCCCCCAAAGGAAAACAACATGGCAAACAGTACTGTAGCAAACTTTGGAACTGTCCGCGCCAACGGGGATACCTATAACCTCGGCCAGGGCTCGGAAATCCAACAGAACTTCAATAACCGCGGCGATCAACTCGTTGCGCTGGGCCTCCCCCAGAAGGCGGAAATTGCCCGGATGGGTGGAATGTGGACAAGCCGCATTGCGACTGCTTCCGCTTTCACCTTCATCGCCGCGTGGCCTACGACCCGCGCCGAACTCGTCCTGTACAATGGCGAACTTCCCGGCGGGAAGAGTTACATCATTGACTCCGCCTGGATGTACGGGATTACCTCAATGGCGGCTGCACAACCCGCTACCCTGGTCGGGCAGCTCGTCCCGGCAGTGGCAACCATTCCGACCCATGACACCGCTCAGCTCATCTCAAGCCGAAACGGGAAGCCGACGTATGCTGGTCGGGGTCGGGTCGCCGTTGCAAATACGGCTGCCGGACAGGTCGCCAATCTGTGGGATGTTCTTGGATCAATCAACCTTCCCATGACCACCAACCTGGCCGCCGCTCTTCTGGCGGATCTATGGGGCGCGTACATCGTGCCGCCGGGTGGAGTTTTCGCCCTGGGTGGCCTGGCAGGAACAGCATCCGGAACGGCGATCATCGGCGTTACCTGGGCAGAAGTGCAATTGGCACTCGGCTAAAAGGAGACTGACAATGCCATTTTTCAACCAGTCTACAAAAGATATCATCGTTGCCAATGAACTTGGTTTGCGTGTGGATGGTGCGGCAAAGTCTTTGCCCGCATCTACGACTCAGGTCGTTTTTACCGTTACCGGCGGGCGAGTACTAATCACCGCCATGATTGCAACGGTAACCACTGCCATCCAGGCACAGGCCAATGCCATGAAATACACCGGAACCCCGTTGGCCGGAACCGCTGTGGATCTTTGCACCACAGCAGAAACAAACAACGCTGAGCTGGGCGCAAAGTTCGTTTTGCCTGCTGCTGTGGGCAGTGCTCTGGCAAAGACCCTGAACGGCGCCGCAAACCTGGTCTCATGCAATATTTTGCTTGAGGCAGGCACAACCATCTTGCAGAACTGCGCTGCCACAAACGCCGGCGCAATGCAACATACGCTCTGGTACATGCCCCTCGATCCGGGTGCTGCTGTAGCCGCCAACTAACACGGATTATTGGTAACTCCTCTAATGCCCGAGCAGGTAACGTAACACCCCACCTGCTCGGGCAAAAGGAAAAACATAATTGGCAGACTACACCACGCTCGCAAATGTGAAAGCTCGTATCCCGATTGACACGGTAAATTCGGGAGATGATACTTTTATATCCTCTCTGATCTCCCGGGCGAGCGCAATCATCGACGCCTATACCGATAATCACTTTATCAAGGTGACCGGAACCCGCAAGTTTGATCTTCCCCGTAATCCACGCAGATTACTGCTTGATGATTGGCTGCTGGCGTGTACCAGTGTCACCAATGGAAACGGGGTACTAATTCCCGCTACTGAGTATGTGTGTGAAGATTACAACAGCCCGCCCTATTATGCCATTGTGCTAAAACGAGTGTCGAGCTATTTCTTTATGCCCGACACACAGATGGGCGAGCAGAAGTGCATCTCGGTAGTGGGAGATTGGGGATGGTCGTCCGCAGCTCCAGATGATATCGTCGAGGCCTGCGAGCGGCTGGTGGTCCAGATGTATAAATCTCGGTCTGGTGAAAATATGACCGGAACATCAATCATCACAGCCGCCGGCGTAGTTCAAACCCCAAGAACACTGCCAAAAGACGTAACTGATATTTTGGACGGGTACCGAAAGATCGTGTTATCTGTGGGGGGTTGGTAATGGCCCTCTCGAGCGCAACAATCGCAACCGGCATATCCGCACTCAGTATATCTGGGGTGACTGTAAAAAACGTTACCGCCATTCCAGACCAGGTAACAGGTCGGGATTGCCCGATTTTGTTCCCGTCCCCGGATGGATGGTTGACCGGTGGAAACGGGGTACCAGGCCCCCTCACCTTTGGCCTACCAGCATCCAGATATTGGGAATTTGACCGGGATTATGATTACGTCTTTTTGTTCGCCCCTGTGGGTACCGGCCGCGGCCTGATCGATAATATCTCGCCAATGGCGGCAAAGCTCGATCTGATTATGACCGCGATCACATTGCTCGACCTGCCGGGCGTGGATGTGATGCAAATCAACTGCACAGCATTTGGTGTGTTGGTCGATCCTTCCGGCAATTCTTTTCACGGTTGTCATGTGGTTATCACGCTGAAGGAGGCAATCAATCCATAATGCCAAAAACAAGCGCAAGGAATGCAATTTTTGTTATCAACGGTTATGTATTTTCCACCTTTGCCACGGCTTATGAGGCTGTAGCTGACGCCGGGAAAGTGGATGTCACCGGTTTCTCAGATGGCGGTCAAAATTTCATCCCCGGTTTGCCTTCTGCCAATATGAAAGCAAACATGCTATGGGATAGCACCCTAACTACCGGTATCCATGCGGTCATGGCATCCAGACCGAGTGGGGTTGTGACTCTACTCCCCGAAGGCGGCGCGTTGGGCGCACCCACCATCTCTATGCCCTTCATGCAGGGTAACTACAACCCGAAAGGAAGCCCGTCTTCTGCTCTTGAAATCGGATCTATTGATTTCGCCGCCTTTGGTCCGAATGTCGGTCTTGAATACGGCTGGGCCTTGCAACATGGAATCATCTCAAACACCCTGACGGGTACTGGATATGATGATCCTTTGGGCGCTGCTGTAACGGCGGCCAGTGTTGGTACCCTGCACATTTGGACGCCCTGCGCCGCGGACACCTACGTGGTTAAGATCCAACACTCAACCTTGATTGGGTCTGGATATGTTGACCTGGTTACTTTTGTTGCCAATGGCGCAGCTCGCACCGTGGAGCGGATCGTGGTTGCCTCTGGCACCATCAATCGTTATCGTCGGGTTCTGGCTACTCGTACCGGGGCGGCCAATAACCCGTTTGGCTTTACAGTTCACTTCGCTCATTCATAAGGAGAATGATCAATGTCAGGAAAAGTTAGTGCAAAAGGCGCAGTAATTACCGTTGATGACGGCGCGGGTACTCCCCGAATTATCACGACTGACGTAGTCTCATTCGAGCTGGAACAGGACGCCGGCAAGGTCGATGTCACTGGTTTTGGTGAAGGTGGTCAGAACTTTGTTCCTGGTTTGCCGGTTTACGGGATTACCCTGAACCTGTTGTGGAACACCCTGGCATCGACCGGGGCCTGGACGGTGCTAAAGTCGATCTTTGGCTCAGCCACGTCGGTGACCGTCTCTGTAAAGCCAGAAGCTACTGGGCAAACCATGAGCGGCGAATTCATGCTGGATGCCCTCCCCGCTTCCGGAACTCCTGATGGGCCAATCCAGATTGGATCGGTACATTTCAGCCAGATGGGCCCGAACGCAGCGACCTGGGCGTAACGATGAGTAAGACGATTACCAGTCCGGTAAAGCGTTTTTCGGGAACGATCGTCCTTCCTGATTATTTGACCTTTCCGCAATTCATCGCATGGCGAAACGGGCTGAAGGGCGTTGCCTCTGAGCGGACGGTTAGCCAGGTGGCACAAAGTGAAGATGAGTCACTCGCCCTTCTACCCGCTATTTATGCGATTGTCAGCGAATGGCACCTCCAGGGAATACCCACCGACCCGGCGCAGTTTCCGGCAACCCCACGCCTGGCAGTGTACCGGCTCATGGTGTGGTTGATTGGAGAGGTGACCGCCCTGGTAGGTGCGGAGGATGATGACCCTTTAGCTTAGGGGTAGAGGTTTATAGATATTGCGATAAAAAAGGGCCTCTGCCCATCGAACTTGAAGCGTACTGGCTAATCGAAAAGTACGGCGCTCCGTCAGTTTATGGCCGCGTGCTGAGTGTGCGAGAAATGCACCGGATGAACCGGGCGGCCAGAGTGTACAGCATCTACCAGGCAAGCAAGCAGGCAGAGGCCCGGAGCGAGTGGGTAGAATGGGTTGCCAACCACCCTGACGATGATCTCCTTTTGACGACCATCAAGGAATTAGCACGATGACCAATAAAGTACAGATCGGAGTTGAGGCGGCGGTAGACCAGGCGGTCGATGCCCTGAATAAGGTGAGCAAAGCGACAGGCGATGTTGGCGATAAAGCCGACAAATCGAAAGGGGGCTTTCAAAAGCTGAACGGCGCTATGGAGCAGTTGACCGGGGTCAATTTTGCGTCGGCTGTTTCTATCGCCGGGGTTGGAATTGCTCTTAAGGCTGGAATTGATTTTGCTAAAGGCTCCATAGATTCGGCCTCTGACCTCAACGAAACCATGTCAAAATCGAGTGTCGTCTTTGGCGATGCTGCTGGCGCAATTGAGGCAATGGGGAATACGGCGGCGGTCTCTCTTGGCATGAGCAAAAATGCGGCCATATCAGCAGCCGCAACTTACGGTAATCTTTTTGTGTCGATGGGCATGGGAAAAGGTGCCGCGGCTGAAATGTCGATTGGCCTTGTGCAACTTGCCTCCGATCTGGGAAGTTTCAACAATATGGCGTCCACGGACGTGCTTGAGAAGTTGCGGGCCGGCCTGACCGGGGAAACTGAACCTTTGAAGTCCCTGGGCGTCAACCTGAATGCCGCCGCGGTCGAAGCGGAGGCAATGCGCCTGGGGCTGAAAAAGGCGGGAGAGGAATTGACCGCAGCGGCAAAAGCGCAGGCCACCTACAGCCTGATTTTGCAACAGACAACCACAGCGCAAGGGGATTACAAAAATACCTCGATGGGCGTTGCCAACCAAACAAAATCCCTTGAAGCGCAAACGGAAGATTTGACGGCATCCATTGGTAAGGGACTTTTACCTGCATGGTTGGAAGTCCTCAAGGTCGGTAACCAGGTCATCACATTCTTTACAACCGTTGTAACCAGAACCGAGAAAGCGAACGCGGCGTTTACTGAACTGGCGACAAAAACGATTACATCAGCGACAACCTTTGACCAGTTCAAGGAGGCTTTGCGCCAGGCTGGTTATGAAGTTTCGGCGACCGGAGAAATTGTTGTTGAGGAAGGCGAGTACATGGGGAAAGCCCTGCACAAAACCTTCTTGTCGGCAGAAGAAGTGAAGTCGGCCTTTGAGAGAATGCAGACTGCCGGGGCATCGAAAGAAGCCACCTGGGCTATGAATGCACTCCGAAAGGAAATGAACCTGACTGCTCAAGACATGGGCGGCAATCAAAAAGCATACGATGATTTTATCCAACGGGGCCTGGTTGCGGCAAAAGATAAAATGGATTTACTGACCGGATCAATGGGGACACTGTCCACGGCGGCACTCTACCAAAAAGCAATCATCGGGATGGATGCTGAGGCCGCTCTTGCGCTGGGTGTAAATTTGGGGCTGGTTGACTCATCCTCTTACAATGCCCAAAAGCAGGTTATGGGCTGGCAGCAGGCTTTAAAAGACGGGAGAATCACGGTCGAAGAATACACAAAACTGGTATCAGGCTTGGTTGGTTGGTGGGATAGTTTTGGCGATAAGCACGTAAACCTTGTAATCACAGTTGATGTAAACGGCGATCCAATCCCTGACCCATACGATCAGGGAGAACCACCGGGTGGGGACTATCACCCCATACCGACACAGCAACCAGGCGGCACGCCAGGCGATCCAGGCGGCGACCCACGGCAAAACAGCCGGTCCAACGTGAGAGGTATCAGTAACGCCCGATCTATGACCGTCAACGTCAACGGCTGGTCAGGCGACCCCGCTTCGCTCGTCGCAGAAATCGCCCGCAGGCAGCAGCTTGAAAGGCTCATGGCATGACACTTAAAACCGTTGAAGTCTCGATTATCGTCCCGAAAGAGGCGACCAACCTGGTTACCAATCCGTCGCTTGAAATCGATGCGACCGGGTATACCTTGCTTCAATCAGCGATTGCACGGGTTACAACCCAAATGCGCCGGGGGATTGCCGCCTTGCAAATCACCCCGAATACCGGGGTGGAAGCGGGCGTGTATTATGCGATTGCCTTGACCTCTGGCACTCAGTATTCGTTTTCTACGGACGTGCTTGATATAGCGGGGCAGACTTTCCGGCTTTATATCGCCGACGGTGCGAATGCCGTTGTGTCAAGCATCGCCACCTGGACGGGGACGGGGTATTGGAAACGGCGGTCTGTCACCTGGACGGCGAATGCCAGCGCGACATTCAGGCTTTTTGTAACCCGATCGGCAGTTGCATCTGTGACCCCGTTTTTTGTGGACGGGTATCAGCTCGAAGTTGGCGCCGTCTCCACCTACCTTGATGGGAACATGACCGGGTTGCTCGTGGGCGAAAGCGCCTACCGCTGGAACGGGACTGTGAACGCTTCCACCTCATGGCGTTCTGGGCAGACCCGATCGGGAGGAACCTACTTGAAACTGTCAACGTACGCCAAAATACTGAGTATCGTCGGGCTGGGAATGGCCCCGATTTCTAATATCGCCCTCCCATCTTCTTTTGGCGGGGCATTTTATCAGAACACGGTTCAAAATCCACGGGGTTTTTCCATCGTACTGAACGCCACAGGAGGCGGGGATTACTCGGTTATACAGGCTAAAAAAGCGGCCCTGATTGATGCGGTCAAACCGGATAAGACTGTTTTTCGCCAGCCGGTCCTGCTTCAATACGACCAATTAGACGCAAATAGCCTTGAGACTTCCGAAACGCTCGAAATCCCCGCACTGTATGAAAGCGGTCTTGAAATGTCCGGGGATGGTAACTCCTGGAATGAAAAGATTGCCCTGAATTTCCGCATGTACTTGCCCCTCTTGCGCCAGCAGGGGGAAAAGGGAACGGCGCTGGGGTATCAAACGAGCGTGGCAAATGCGAATAGTATTTTGGCGAGAACCAGTTCTGGCATATGGCAGGCACTAACCACAGGGTTAAACGGAAATCCATACGCAATGGCTCTTGCACCGGATGGGTCTGTTTATGTCGGCGGAGCTTTTACGTTGGCGGGTGGGATTGCAAACACGGCATATATCGCCAAATGGAACGGGTCTGCCTGGAGTGCGCTTGGAACGGGCATGAATGCATCGGTAAGCGCTCTTGCAGTAGCACCTGATGGGACGCTTTACGCGGGCGGGTCTTTTACCCTTGCGGGCGGAGTAGCTGGGACCGTAAATATTGCAAAATGGAACGGGGCCGCATGGAGCCCTCTTGGTGGGGGTACAGGAGGAGCAGTACAGGCGATAACCATTGGCCTTGACGGGTCTGTTTATGCTGGGGGATCTTTTATCAATTTGACGGACGCAAATGGAGACCGTATCTCAAAGTGGAACGGGGCGGCGTGGTCATCTCTTGGAACAGGGATGGATGGAAACGTAAGTTATTTGGTAACAGGTCCAGACGGTTCAGTTTATGCGACTGGGTCCTTTACCCTTGCTGGAGGAGTAGCGGGAACGGCAAAAATTGCCAAATGGAACGGAACGACTTGGATCCCGGTAGGAACAGGTATTGCGCAAATAGGCCCGATGGTTTTTGGGCCGGACGGTAACCTTTACATGGGCGGAGGGCCCACAGGGGTATGGGCCTCCAAATGGAACGGAACGGCTTGGGCGGCGCTTGGTACAGAAGTTGCTTCATCCCTGGGCACTCTTGTATTTGCCCCTAATGGCAATCTATACGCTGGCGGCCTCTGGAATGCTTTCGCTGGTTATACTGGAATGGCATTTTGGAATGGGTCGGTATGGTCACAGTTAGACGTTATTCTCCCTTCTCCCCCCGCTTTTCCATCCGTACTTACAATGCTATTCGATAAGGCTGGAAATTTATATGTTGGAAACGATCGGGCAGGGTCTGCAATTTCAGCAACCGTAACTCTACCTAATATTGGCTCATCCACAACCTACCCGAAAGTAATCTTCATCGGGCCGGGGTCACTGGCCCAACTCAAAAACTATATCACGGGTAAGAGTATATTCTTCAATCTGACCCTTCTGGCGGGCGAAGTCGCCACCCTGAACCTTGACCCGGCAAACCTCAGCTTTGTATCGACTTTCCGGGGCAACATACTGAGTACCATCCTTCCAGGGTCGAACCTGGACTTTGAACTCTTGCCGGGTACCAATAATATCAGTGCCTATTATTACGCAGGAACCACAGCCGCCAGTGCCATCGCCATGACCTGGCGCGATCAGTACCACTCCATCGATGGGGCGGTAAGATGAGCACCCAGGTGAGCTACCGAGATCCAGCGGGCAACCTCCAGACGATCATCCAGAATTTTGTTAGTCTGGAGTATGCCCGTGCGGAAAATAAGATTGGTTATCTCAATCTCGCCCTTGACCCGGCGCAATTTGACACCCGTCTTTTACGGGTCAATGCACGGCTCGAACCCTGGCGCTCCGTTGGGGGTAATTCTGCATACCTTGACGGGGAAAGCGTTTTCTTTCTCCGCAACTGGGGGTATGAGATTGGCGCAGATGGGGCAGAAATCATCCGGCTTGAATGCTTTGATGGGAATTACCTGCTTGATGCGCCAATCGTTGCTTATGCAGCCGGCTCGGCACAGGCTGAGCGAACCGCAAATATTGACAACATGATGAAGTCCATCGTTCGGGATAACCTGGGGGCCGATGCAACGGATACCCTGCGAAATTTGGGTACCTCAGTATTGACCGTACAGGTAGATTCTAGCCTTGCACCATCCACCACAAAGTCATTCTCACGGAGAAGCGTTTTATCTGTCTTGCAGGAACTGGCGACCGAGAGCCTTCAGCAGGGCGTGTACTTATCTTTTGACGTAGTCTATACCGGGCCAACGACCCTGGAATTTAGAACTTTCATCGGCCAGAGGGGAACAAACCACGGAAAAGCAAGCGCCTCTCCCGTGGTCATCAGCCGGGAACGTAAAAACTTTGAGGAACCAAAACTCTGGGAAAGGCACGCGGATGAACGCAATTATATCTATGCGGGCGGGCAAGGGGAGGGAGCATCCAGGGTTATAAAAACTGCATCGTCAGCCGATGCCCTGGGTATAAATCGCCGGGAATTTTGGGTGGATGCCCGTCAGGCCGACGTGGACGCCGCCGTGCAAGCTGATGCAAATGCAGCGCTCGGTTTATACCGGGCAAAGAAAACGCTTACCGGAAAAATAATAGACACAGCCGGCTGTCAGGATGGCCTGCACTACCGATATGGCGACGCGATTTATGCTGAGTACCGGGGGCAGGGCTTTGATGCCCACCTGGACGTGATGCATGTTACCGTTTCGGGTGGGCTGGAAACACGCGATAACCAGATCCGGGCGGAGGCATGAGATGAGCGTCATCAGCGATCTGGAAATATTAAAGCGTGAAATTGAGCGAATGAAAACGCAAGAGAAGGGTATTTTTGTTCCCCTGACTACGCTGTTAACCTCTGCATCCTGGAGCGGAAACCTGTACTCAACGACCGCGAAGACCCTGATTGATTTAAGTATCGTTTTCGGTGTGCCGGCTGGGGTGAAGGCGGTTTTGGTGCGGGGAGTCATCCTGGATTCCGGATCGGCAGCGGCGGGCGTCAATACGACCTGGATGTGCCTGGGGCCAACGAATGCCTCTGGCATCGGAATGCACTGGCGGGCGGCGAGCAATCCAAATAATTTTTATGATGACAAACAACAGATTATCCCCTGTGATAGCAACGGGGATATCTACTACCAACTTAATGCAACTGGGGTAAACACGATGGGCGTTTACCTTCAAATTTGGGGGTATTGGATTTAAAAATTCGAATTAAGGAATATTACTATGACCGCAAGTTTTACTTCGACGGCAACAACCCTTACTATCAAATTCGAATATACTGGTCCACTCCAGACCGTCTATGACATTGCCAATCATGCTGCTCAATATTTGTGGGACGCCACATTGGGGCCGCACGGGATCGGAGTGGAAAAACCGGGGTTTGATGCCTTGACCCCGGAACAGAAGCTAGCGATCCTAGACGAATATATTGCCCGCACGTTTGTCACCCTGGCGAAGGAGCATTTTGTACTTGGCCGGGTGGATGCTGCGACACTGGCCGCTCTGGCGGATGCAGAAAAAACGCTTTCGATATAAGGACAAATCATGCTACCACTCAAAGGCGATCGAACATATTGGATCACCCCCTGGAAGCCCGGCCCTGGGGGCTGCACCCAGGTATGGGGCAACCCAAACACGGGCTATCCTGGCAACCGCCATAACGGAATTGACCTGGGCTGCATGACCGGCACGCCGATCTATGCGGCATGGAGGGGTACGGTGGTCAAGGCCGACTTTGACCCTGGGTATGGCAGGCACGTGCGGATTTTGCATCCGGACGGCTGCCTGAGCATCTATGGCCACTTTAAAGAGATTTTTGTCACAGCGGGCCAGGCGGCGGAGGAAGGCCAGTACCTGGGCGATTCGGGCGGCGGGATGGATGATCCGCAGCGGGGGGCATCAGACGGGCCGCACCTGCACTTTGAGGTGAGATCGAATCCGTATGTGGCCTTGTCAAACATCGACCCGATTGCATGGCTGGCGAAAGTGGAGGAAAGCGAAAAGGCGCAGGAGCCACTGACCGGGCAGGTGCGGGTGACGGCGACCCCCTGGGTGCGGGTGCGGGAACAGCCGGGCGTGGATCATCCGGAATTGTTTCGGCTGGTCACCGGGCAAATATTGACGGTTGCGCCCATCCCATCCGTTACGATTGCGGGGGAGGAGTGGGTCCCGTTGGTGTACTGGACGGCGCGGGGGACGAGGGACGATCCGTGGTTGGAGCAGGTGTAGGCTTATAGAGGGTATGTCCACCATCGCCATTAATAGGGGTGGTTGCCCGGGCTGATAAATAATCCTACCTGGTGTTATCGATAAAAATAACGATGTGATCATGGGAAAATCGCATCGTTATTTTTGTTGGTGTGAGCTCGAGACTGCCCGGGCTGCATACGCCATTTATGACGATGCCGGATCCCGCAGGCTGGCGATCGCGGCAAGGATGGCATGGCGCTCCAGGTCAGGCATCGTTTGCAGGCGTTTCTTCCACCGGTCCTGCTTGCGCTTGATTCGCTCGCGCTCTCGGAAGTCGTTTCCGAGGAACCGGTAATCGTGCAGCTCCAGGGGCGGGGGAAAATTCATCCAGACATACTCAGTTGCGGTCTTTCCACTTCGGGTTTGAGCCTGGAAGCTGGCCGAGCGCCAGGCCTTGAGTTTATCAGCGTATAGTTCGGACCAATAGCCGGAAATCATTACCTTGCAGCGCAGACGGCAGGCGGTATCCAGCAGCCAGGCGTGTTCGTTTTCGGTTGCAAATTCATGCTTATAAATTGGCCTTTGGCTGGACCGGGTGCTCATCAGATAAGGCGGGTCCAGGTAGAGCAGGGTTTCAGGGCTGGAGATATATTTTGCAGATGGACCAGGTGCCAGGTATTCCAGAGCGCTGATTGGGTGTAACTCCAGGTTAGGAATGCCGAAATTCGTTTTTCCGAAATCGTGCAATGCTCCAGCATCGATATCTATACCGATACTGGCCAGTGGCGCCGGGCGCTTGATGCGCATGATAGCGCCGCCTCCGAGAAAGGCTTCGATATAAACATCGTGCGGCGGCATCAAATTGATGATCGCCTGATAAACACCTGAACCACTTTTTCCACCTGGATAAGTCATACCTGCAGTATCGCTCTTTTTGATGGTGTTGTCAAGGGGCAGATTATGCTATACTATTGCTGCCCGCTGACAGGTCGCCCCCCTCGATCTGCTGGCGGGGCATTTTTTATATTTCCGATAATAGTATTTATCAAAACCATACAAAATTTATCTGTGTTTACCTCCCCCCTAATTGAGTATCACATCCGATCTACCGGACTGGCTACCTGGTGTCCCCTACTTAAATCTGTGTTATTGAGAGCAAGATATCTCTGAGTTACAGAAACGTTGGAATGACCGAGCAACTTACTCAGGGTCATTAGGTCCATGCCATTCCGCAAGCACTCCAAGGCAAACGCCCGACGAAAATCATGCAACCCGGGCCGGGTAATTTTTGCCTGATCCGCAAGGCGATAAACACGAGATTTTAGAGCGCCATAGGAAAAACGATCATCGGCATCCGTGGCGAACAGCGGATCATCTACCTGGAGACCCTCCCGACTTTTGAGGTATTTGCGCAAAAGCTTAAGTACTTTTCTTCCTGCGTGGACGGTCCGGTGTTTGTCGCCTTTTCCGTGCCTCACTTCCACATCCCCGGTTATCAGGTCCGCGTCCCCCACATTGAGGGCGCACAACTCCGCTGCCCTTAGCCCTGTGTCAAACAAAAACAAAAGCAAGGTTTTATCCCTTTCCGCCAGCTCTCCAGTACATGTACTCAGTATGGCGCGCAGCTCCGCGGGTGCTATTCCGGGTCGTGCCTGGGTGTTTACTTTTGGCGGACGCACTTTCAAGATTGGGTTCTTCCAGGCATCGGGCTCAAATTCTTCTTCGTACCAGTTAAGAAAACCCCTCACCGCCCGAAAGCTTGCATGTACCCCTCCCCCATTCCGGGTCTCTGCCAGGTGCAAAAGATATTCCCGGATGAGGTTCGGTGTTATGTTCTCAACTGCGAATACGGCCCGGCCAACGATCCACCGCTCGAATCTGTGGATCTCATCTTGATAATAAATGATCGTACCAGGCGCCAGCCCCCTGCTGCGGCGTTCGATCAGCCAGGCGGAAATGAGCCGAGAAAGTTGAGTCTGGGGATCTTGTTTTTCTGGGGTCATAATCAAAAGGCTCCTTTACCCCCATATGTGCTGGGTAAGGAGCCTTTTGACCTAAATAATTCCGCATTTGCTGGGGCACCTGGATATGCACCTTATAAGGGAAAACAATACACTTTTCGCAAACCGATTTTATCATCTTGAAATGCAATTGGGGCACCGAGGCGGCTGTATATTTTGGAGACCTTACTATTACGTACAATAAGGTTAAAAATTGCGTTCAATGCTTTTTTTATTGTATAAAAGTGGTATCATTACCACATAGAGAACGCCATGTGTTGACCCCAGCGGGTTGCTTCGCACCTCCCCAGGTTGGTGAGAACGACACCCTTAGTTGAGAGGTCATAGCCAAAAGCGACAAAAACAAGGAGCGACTATTTCCGTTCATGCGCGTGCATGCACCTGGGACGGAAAGGGTCGTTTTTTTGTTTCCCGCTGGAGGCGCGATGAATAAGCCAAAAGAAGAATTTCTCAAACTCCGCTTAGACCCCCGTTCAGCATATATCCTGAATAAGCTGGCAAGTGCGACATTTCGCTCAAAGGCGATGACTGTCCGGTTTTTGATTCGGGCTGCTGGCGCGGCGTTGGTCGATACCGGGAAAATACAGGACCCGGAACCAATCGCAGAGGAAAAAATAAACTGATTGCCCGAAACCAAAACCACCCTTCACGGGGGTGGATGGTGGATGGAGCAAAAGAAAGGTGGATTTCAAATGATCACAACAAGGAGAAACGAGAATGAGCGACTATGTTTCAGATTACGAAGCGAATAACGCCCTGGCCGACATTGAAACCAACACGCCCGAATTTAGGGCCTCCTATGAACAAACCCTGCGGGCAGCGGTCCAGGATGTACGTCAGGCCCATTGGGAAGCGAATCAGAAGGTTGTAAGGGGACGTTACGCGGCTGATATGGCAGCGGCCAAGAGCATGAACGAACGCTTTATGATCCGGCGCAAGTACGAAGAAAAAGAGGGTTTGGCTGATTCAATGCCAGCAGGCTACGGCGGCAATTTGGACTTAAGCGCAGAAGTACAGCGGGTGAAAAATTCCGCTATTGTAGCGGCTGCACAGCTCACCCGTCAGGCCCAGGTTGCCCGTCTGAAAGCGGAAGATGAAAGCCCGCTTGCTTTTGCATATCAGAAAGCAATGAAAGAAAACAGAGGTGGTCCAGAAACGGCGCGGAAGATCCGGCAGCAGTTTTTCTCAATGGGGTACAGCCCCGATGGCGTAACAGCCCCGGAACCTGTGGCCCTGCCTTCCGGCGCTGCGCTTGAAAAGCTGCGGGCTGAGTATGAGTCTGAGTATTCAAAGGCCCAGACCGGCCCCTTGAAGCGGCACATCCGGCAAGTTTTCAGGGACAAAGGCTTAAATATCTAAGCGAGGTCTTACACTATGCCCGAAAATCTGACACCCCGCCAACTAAAAACCGTTGAACTGCTTGTATCCTGTGGAGATGTAACCGAGGCCGCAAAACAAGCAAGGGTAAGCCGGGACACTGTCTACCGTTGGATGCACCAGCCCGCCTTCCGGGCCGCCCTGAACCGGGCTATTGAAACGGCAGTAAGTGACCTGAGTTTGGGTTTGGTGTCATTGGGCAGTAAAGCCCGGTCGGTTTTGGCTGAGATGCTGGACGATACCACGGTGATGCCAGCCGCCAGAATTAGGGCAGCGGATATTGTCTTTTCTCGATTGATCCAATTGAGAGAATTGACCACGGTTGAAGCCAGGCTAACCGCATTGGAGGCGGCCCAAGATGTCAACAAACATAAATAACCGGCTGACCAAGCTGGAACAGACAGAACAAGTAGAGGTGAACCGCCCTGGCGTGTGGTCGTCCTTCTGGCGTAATCTTTCCATCGCCTACGGCAACGGCGCACCAACCGAACCGAACCCCACCAACCTGGCAGAGCGTATCAAGGCGGCATTTGTGCAGGTATTTGGCTCGAAAGGCGGCAAAGAATGAATACAAACGGCAGACTTCAAAAACTGGAAGCGGCAATTACCCCGGCCGGTGGCAAGTGTCATATAGTACGCGTTGATAATGGCGTTTTCACCATCGCCGGGAAATACCTGAACGAAGATCAATACGTGGTGTGGGAAAATTCCCTGCCGGCAGTCGATAGCGTTATTGTTCTCTGGCGTGACCCCCGCCCACCCGAAAGACGGTCCCGTGTGGCCGTTATCAGCATGCCCGACAACAGCAGAGATTCCGAAATACCGAGGGCTCAGTACATGTAAATGCTACAAGCCAAGCCCTACTTCTAAGGTCAACTCATTCAGTAGATCGGAGAAGATAAGGTAATCAGAATAGACTAAATGAGGTCCAATAATGTACACCTATGTAAAAGGAAAGATGACATGGATAGACGACCCGCCCGCTGCGCCTGCGCCGACTGCCTTTGATTCATCGCAGTACAATCGGCAAACCAAGCCGCCGCCGCCCGCCCCAGTTGCCTTTGATCCATCACAGTACAACCGCCAGGCCAGGGCTCGTGGGCTTTCTCCCCTGATGCAGCCTCAACCCCTGCAGCAACCGAGCCGGGTAGCCGATTACGCCAAACCGCCAGTTTTTTCGTTTGTGGCTCCGACACCGAGACACTACGTTGATCCCTGGGGTTTCCAATCCGCGATAAAACCACGCCCGACTGAATTGGTGTATCCAAACGCATTCCCGACTACGCCCGGAATGGGGAAATATTTCGACCCCTGGTCCACCTACAACCAACCCCAAGCGATCCCTATTCCCTTTCCTGCCAATGGCGGTACAGTTCCAACGTTCATGCAGTTCCCTCAGCCTCAGTTACAGCCGGGACAAACAGCGGCAAAACGTCCGGCCCCTGCCGGATGGGGATCATCTGCCCCCAATGGTCGCCCGTCTGCACCATTCAAAACAGCTTGGGGGACAGCCTGGGGGTTTGATCCCTCCAACTACCCCGGCAAAAATGCCGTTGGATACCTGCCCCCACTCGGGCCAACTGCTCCAACTTATGGCGGCGGCTATTCGTCAGGCTATAGCGCTTATGATGGCTATGGCGGTTATGGTGGTGGCGGTTATTCTGCGCCTCTCCCCTCATGGTATGCGGACCTTTTGATGTGGAATATTTAGGGGCATCTTTTGGAGCATCTAGCTTGCTACTGGTCGGCGCTTGATTGGTGATCGGCCCCGGCCATGTACGACAAACACCTGAACGGCTACAGGGACTTTACCAACCCCTCACCCCCCACCAGTAGCAGAAAGGCGGCTATTGGTGGGGTGGCCCTCAAAGGTGTGTAGTAAAAATGCCAGGGGGGGGGAAAACTTTCAGATTAGAAACCTTAACAAATCGCATGCTGATAACTTGCAAAAAAGGCGATAAAGCGATTATCCAAAACACGAAAAAACACCCATTTTTTAGGTGATAACTTGATAACAGTGTTTTGATAAGTGCAGTTATCTTAACCATCTTTGTGTTATCGCCTGTTTTTGCATGTTTCAAGGTATGGTTACGGATCATAAATGACCCATAAGTAGCCTTGAAAAATTCAGGTTGTATAACCTTTTGGGTATTTTGGGGGCAAATTGGGGTGAAAACTGCTATAGAAAAGCAGAATGTATTTTCAACACAAACCATTCTGCAATCTTAACAAAAGTCGATTATTTCTTTAGGATGCCAGGGGGGGATTATCAGATTCACCCTCCCATTCCTTGTGCGATTTTAGATATTCATCCGTTGCAATTTCATCCGCTTTTGATGCTCTTTCCCATGGATCATCTTTATCCCACCGAATCAAATCACCTGGTTGACAATCAAAGTAACGGCACAGGGTCTCAATTGTGGCTACGTCAATTCGGTCAAAGTTCTGAGACACAAGGCGCACGAGTGTACTCGTACTTACCCCGGTCTCTTTGGCGATTGTGCGATAAGTAAGCCGGCGACCTGCTTTCAATTCTTTCTCTGCAATCAGGACTTTTAGCCTTGAATAGATCATCTTTTCACCGTTCTTGATTTCAGTTTGTGCAAGCATGGGTTATTTTCTCCTATTGTACCCGATAGTAAAAACACAGTTGTTTGTACCGATTATACAGTAATCGCTACCGTTGACAAGATGGCAAACAATGGTTACAATGTGCTTGCTAGCAAATACAAAATACAAATCAGTAAAGCGGCAATCAAAAAAACGTTACCAGATGCCACAGGAACACACAGGAGCGATGCAAATGAACACACGCATATCAAAAGACGTTTCAAAAGAAAAAAGCGTCAAGATTGGAACCGGCGTTTTTCAAATACCGGCGCACATGGATATTTCCGGAATGGTTGAATGCTGGCGGGATGATTCAACCGAACTGGAAAGCCTTGCTAAAACCATCGTTGAAACAAATCCAAAGTTTGCTGGAATGATTGTTCACTTTTGGCTTTTGAAGCGTGATTATCTACTTACTGAGAACCATAAGAAAAGGGGGGAAATGGATCAAGCAAATGATCAAACAAAAGGCGGGCCGGCATGATAAACCGTCAAAACTTTCTTGATACTCGTGAACACATGGAATACAGGCGGCAAGTCATCCAAAACGATGACGGTACGATCGTTGTTACCCGGCTGGCTTTACGGCACCTTCTCCAATGGGCCGATAATACCCCATTGTGGGATTGTCAAAAAAAGGTGCCCTCTTTTCCTGAATACATGCTCACGTCCAGAAATGACGGTAAAACCAAACCGCTTACCTCAAAGTTTATTGTCAAAGTTATCGAGCATGCCAGGGCATTTTATAAATGGGCAAGAATTCACAAGCCAGAATACAGAAAGGTTAGTGAAGCATGGATTGACACTCTTTGGATCAGAAAATCAAGGGGCATGCAATCAAGGCTTACTCAACATAACTTTTGGACACTGGAAGATGCAATCAGGGTTGCCACTTTCCCCATTCCAGATGATGATTTACGACACAAGAGGGATCAGGCTGCAATTGCATTTATGTTCTTGTCAGGCATGCGGATTTCTGCTTTTGTTACCTTGCCGCTGGCGTGTGTTGATATTGAACATTATCGAATTGCACAGGATCCAAGTTATGGTGTACAGACCAAAAACACAAAGGCAGCGATAACCTTTCTTTTACCAATTCCTGAATTGTTGGAAGTGGTCGACCAGTGGGATAAACAAATTAGATCGGCTGCATGCTCTGATATGGCTGCATGGTGCCCTGCTTTGGACACTGGGGGAAAAATCAAGGCTGATGACCTGGTAAAGCCAGGTAGCAACACAAACGGGCGGCGCATGATGATTACAAAGGGCATGATGGAATTGTGCAGGCTGGCCGGCGTTGAATACAAATCGCCTCACAAATTACGGCATGGCCATGGCGTTTATGGAGTAAAGACAGCTCGCACAATGGCCGAATTAAAAGTAGTTTCTCAAAATTTGATGCATTCCAGCGTAGGAATAACGGATGGCATTTATGGAAATCTAAACCTTGAAGATATGTCAGAGGTTATCAAGACCCTTACCCCGGATAAATTGAAGCGAAAGTCATCACCTTTTGAAAGGGCCGGCTAAAATGGATACCGCACCGAAAACACCCAGGATAACCAGAGGGCAAGCAAGGACTTTGCTTCGATTTTTATGGATGGAATACAAACCTTCTGAGATTGCAAACGAATTAGGAATTAAGGTAGATACCATTTATAAAAGTTACATTCCAAACGGCATGCCATACCGGATAGACAAGAACGGAAACTATTGGATTGTTGGAACCGATTTCAAAGAATGGGCGATGGCGATTCTTACCCAAACTATTTACAAGCCAAAAACACCCATGCAAGAAAATCAGGCTTTTTGTGTCACCTGTAAAAGAGCAGTTTTTTTTGACCCAACAAAAAAAGAAAGCATGGGAAAAGGCCGGTCTTTGGTGCATGGCCGATGCCCTGATTGTGGGGGAAAAACAACACGATTTTCAAAAGACCAGCCCGATAAATAACAGATCACAAGCCAGGAACCAAAAAAATACCCCCCATATATGGGGGGTCGTTTTTTAGCAAAAAGCACGACATAGGCCAAAAACGGCTTTTTATCGTGCTTTTTCCTTTATTCGTGCTGGGGCACCTGGATATGCACCTTATAAGGGAAAACAATACACTTTTCGCAAACCGATTTTATCATCTTGAAATGCAATTGGGGCACCGAGGCGGCTGTATATTTTGGAGACCTTACTATTACGT